CGAAAGCCTAGCCTGCAGGGTTGGAAGGGCCTCATCATGGCCTCCGTTGACTCCACGGCGGAGCTACTCATCGCCCGTTCTATGGGCTGGTCAACCTTCCGTGTGAGTCCCGACACCGATCATCACTCCATGGAGTCCCTTTGCGCCTCCGATCGGAACGGAACCCCGTGTGTGGATTGCCTAGCCTGCGCGGGCTCCGGGCTTCGATCGCCTGCGGTCCGGTCCGTGTGGATTCCCGTGCACGGGATCGGCCGTGGGCATTTCCTGCGCCGATCGGAAGGTGAGGTGATCGCGTGAAGTCCGCCTTCGATCTGATTCAACGCGATGCATTCAAGTCCGCCGTCGGCCGTGCGATATTCTGCGCGCATCCGGACTGCGGGGTGATTCTAGACTACCGACGCGCCGTTGAATTGTCGGCCTGTAAGGGTCCGCATTACGTTAGCGTGAAGGTATTCTGCGCGGACTGCGCGGACCGTGTGCGCCCGATCATCGAAAGCAAGCTAGGTCCGCTTGGGCTTCGCCTCGAGGTAGTGGACGGAAGGGAGTTTCGATGAAACCCCTTCTTCGAGTCCTAGGGTATCTCGCTCTCTGTTTCCTTTTCACTCTCCTTCTCCTCCTCTCCGCCCTAGCTGGAAACTAACCTAGAAACCCACCACATGCCCCGCAGGTTAACCCCTGCGGGGTTTTCTTTTGCCTTTATGGCATCGCCCGCCCGCCCGCTTTTGCTTCTCAGTAGGCCATCCCCTTCCTTCGATCTTCCCCCTTCCCGATTTATCACAAGTCCCCAGGTTGCCCCCATCGGACATCCCATGTCCTACCCCGTTACACCCAGCTCATGTGCCGCTCATGTGCCGCTCATGTTCGCCCCCGCGATCCGCGATCTCATGGTGCGGTATCTCGAATCCTGCATACCCCATACGGAATTCGGAATTCGGAAACTGGAATTCGAGAATCCCCCTGTGTTCATTGGTCCGAATCAGGTTCACAGAAATCTTCATTGCCCTGCATTTTCACTCTTGACGACGAGGATGATGGTGCGGTAGGTTGGTCCCCGATATGAAACTCAACGAGATCAAGTCTGCGGTGTTGTCTGGCAAGGTGGTTCATTGGAAGAACGGTGCGTATCGGGTGACTCATTCACCGCGCACCAACTCATTCCTGATCGAGTGCGTCCTGAACGGGGACTGCATCGGACTGACATGGACCAATGGAGTGACCATGAACGGGGAGGAGAAGGACTTCTTCATCGCAACCGAATAACATTTAACACTATGGGATCATGGATAGTGCCAAAACAATTACGCATATCAGTCTCTGTACCGGATACGGGGGCATCGACCTTGGACTCGATAGGGTTATCCGAGGCATGCGAACTCTTGCTTATGCGGAGATCGACGCGTTCGCGGTCGAGGTGTTACTTGCGCGAATGGAAGATGGGTCGCTTGATGCGGCTCCGATCTGGACTGATGTACGGGATTTCCCGTGGCATCTTCTTCACGGCAGCGTGGATATCCTCAGTGCGGGCTATCCGTGCCAACCGTTCAGCCATGCCGGACTCCGCAAGGGGGGCGATGACGAGCGGCATCTCTGGCCCCACATCAGGCGAGGGATCGAGTCAGTTCGACCTTCCGTTGTCTTCCTTGAGAACGTCGAGGGTCACATCTCGATGGGACTCTCCAGCGTCATCAGCGATCTGGAGGAGCTGGGTTACGAAGCAGCGTGGGGAATATTCAGCGCGGCTGAAGTTGGTGCGCCTCACCAGCGCAAGCGAGTCTTCATTGTTGCGACATCTCCCAACACCCTGCGCGAACGAGGACAGCTTCCGATTGAGTGGCTCAAGCCAGCAATCGAAGACGCTGGAGGCGATGGCACGGCGGGGAGAGCTGAGGACGGCGGCGACTGGGAATGCAAGCAATGTGGATCTCCTGTCTTTGGAGGGTGCGAATGCGATCATGGTAAATCTCAATGTCACAACTGCCGCGAGTGGACATATCCATTCTACTATAGCACAAGCGACGGGTGCTCCTATTGTGGAACAAGCTGGCCAAAGTGGTGTGACACAACAAGCTGGCCCATTGAACCCATTGTTCGTGGAAGCGATGATGGGACTGCCACTCGGGTGGACCGACTGCGACTCCTCGGCAACGGAGTCGTCCCCCAGACCGCCGCTCTCGCCTTCCGAACCCTGCTCCGAGAGGTGATCTCCAAGTAGGCCAATCATCCCCCTCCTTCCACCCCTCCCAAGCGATCCCCGGACCCCCATCCGGGGCTTTTCGTTTCTAAGCGGTCGATACCCCCGAACCGCATCAACAGTCCATTTCGCCATCAAACGCGATCCTAGGGCCATTTCCGCTCCAGCAATCCACATCCTCCATCCACCACCAAACCGATACTTCGCAATCAGTTGGGGGTTCCTCAATAAATGCCGCCGCAGCGGGGGGCGTCAGTCCCCCAGAGCGTCGCGGCGATGCATTTATTGACTCCCTTTTAAGGGAGTACTAAGACTCCCTTTTAGGGGAGATAGCGGGAGGGGCGGGTAAGAATCTGATGCCACGGTTAGAGTTTATTTATGGTTCCTTGACATGCATCATGGTAGAAGCTACGTTGATCGTCCCATGAGTTATCTAGAGAACGGTTCCACCCTCCGCGCCATGTTCCGCCTGATGCCGCCCATGCGGCACGACATCGACCCGGTCCGATCCGAGGTTCTGGCCTACATAAAAGACAACCTTCGTTGTGATATAGGAAAGGCGATCCGCTCCTTCAATTCGATGCGTAATGTGAAGAGCGCGGTATTGATATACGATCGTATCCATCGCCAGTGGCGTGGTTGTGATTGGGTTCCTGCTGAGGAGGTGGACAAGGTGTCGATGTTGCTGGCGATGATCACCGAGATGAAGCGGGACATCTCCTCGCTGAGGTCCGAGGACCGTAAGCTGCGGCAGATGATCGGTGTGCTGCGTCGGCGCAAGGGATCCAAGGCTGTGGCCTACGAGGAGGAGGAGACTGAGGAGGAGACCGAGCCTCAGCAACAGCAGCAAGAAGCCGCTGCCCCCGAGAAGGAGGAAGCGGCTCCTGCGGTATCCGATGATGATTGGTTCAAGGCTATGCGCGAGGCCCTCGCCGCGCAGGAAACGCCTTCTTACTCGGCTCCTTCAGCTCCGCCCCCGTCATCACCATCGGGTTATAACTTTCCCACAAAATACCGTTTTGTGAGTGCTGAAGGTTTAGTGCCGGTACCGTAAGGCGCGATCCCCGCTTGCAGAAGGCCAGTTGGAAGCGTCGAGGCTTGCTCTGGCCTACTTCTACCAGAACGGCGATTTCCCTCGCCCAGTTGGCAAGCTCGGAGGATCCGAAGCCAGCGTGGGCCAGTTCCATGGTGGTGAGCGGCTCGCCGTCCTTGCGGGTGGCCTTGGAGATGTGGTGCATCCAGATCCAAGCGACCTTGGTCTCGTGGAGGATGGGCTGGAGCTTGTTCCTCAGGAACACGGAGACTTCTCCCTGATCGCTGAGATCGCCGCCGAAGTAGCTGAACAATGGATCGGCTACGATGATATCCAGCTTGGAGCGGTGGATGAACCGGCGGGCGTAGGCGAGGAACTGGTCTCCGGTGCGGACTGTCTCGGTTCTGAACTCTAGGTTCCGCTGGAGTTGGTTCATTTGATCGCTGCTGAGCCTCCTGTGGACCACGCCACGGAATGCTTCCGCGAGGTCGCCCCGGTCGTTCTCGGCTTGGATGACCCCGATCTTCAGTGGCCTGATCGGTGCGATGCCGAAGAAGTCGAGGCCGAGGCACCATCGGATGATGATCTGCATCATGAGCGATGACTTCCCGATGCCGGTTCCGCCACTGATGATCATGGAGGAGCCACGGGTGAGCCACCGTTTGCCAATGAGGTTGTCGGGATCGGCGTCCGGGTCGAAGTCCATGAGGTCTTTGACCGTGACGATGGTGGATTGGTCCTCATCGGTCTCGCGGGCGGTGAGCCAGTCCTCCCAGGA